TCAAGGGTATGGCGCTGAATAAGGTCATCTACCTCTGTGATAAGCTTTTCAGCATCGAAGAGACCCTGTGGGTATGGAAGCATTTGCAATAGTTCGTCTGAGTAGGTTGCTGTAACGCCCCCAAGCCTGACTTGGAACTTGGGGCGAGTCTTTCCACCCTGCGCTACTCCAGACTCAGGCAGCTTCAGTTCATATGAGGGTAGGTAATAGGCTCCTACCATAGTTGCCAGACGAGAGATGAGTAGGTCGTAAACCTCTAAAGCCTCGTGAGCGTCGGCCAAAAAGCTTTTGTACCTATCTGTGTAATCCCGCATCTCCGTTTTAATCCCTGGGAACATGACAACGGGACATTTACCTAGACCATGCTGCCACGATTTGAGTAGTTTGTAGTCACCCTTTGGGGTTGCGGTGATGGGGAGTTGAACGTGTGCCTGCTCAGGAGAGGTATTGACTAGGTAATACTGTACATAATTGTAGTCCGTGTACTCAACAACACTTACTTCATCAAACCATTTAAGAGCACCAGAGGCCATGAGACCCTTAATATCAGAAGAGTTCATTCCATTCTTGTCGGCAAGGATACCCGCGACAACCCTCTTCTCTTCAATAGTGGCGATTGTGTTGTCCTCTGCATCGAGAAGAGGCAGAATACTCATGGTTGGTATGTGTTGCATGACGAAGGGGAACTTGGCCTCAGACGACTTCCACTTCTTAATAACCTCTAGGTAATCCTCTGGGGATTGCCGAGCCTTTCTGACTGGATAGCCAGCTTGGGCTGTCCAGACTGAGGGGAGTGGAAGTGCCTTGAGGAAGGCACGACCATAGATTAGTACATCTTTGGCTATACTCGGCCAAAAATCAGTACGTAGAAGCTGCTGCTCAAACACCTTGGCAGCAACAAGCTCGGTTGCTTCAGCCAATGCCTTGTCGTCTGTCTTTGGAGTCAGTGGTTCCATAGACCACGATGGCATTGCCATGACAAGACCGGCGGCATGCTCTATGATACCCCCAGCGCGTCCTGAATGTACCTCGAAGGGCTGGATATTGCGGTCAGGGTCATCCTCCAAGACTTCAATCTTGTTTCGGCGGTGTACAAGGTCACGAATAACCTCATTTTCCGCGATAGTGGGCGACCAATCTGTGATAAGTTTGTCGTGAAGCTCTTGCACGGTCTCAGCCGTGGGCTTTGGTAGGTTCATAGTCATTAGTTGACCTTTATCAGCGCCGGAGTGGTCAGTACACGGTGCACTTTGTCCTCTTTGCTGCAAGTGGGGCACCCAACAGGGACATCGCGGTGCTGCATTAGTCTAATTTCATCCCATTCCGTGCCGTCGCGGTCACACTTGTACGTATAGAAAGCTATGACTACTGCCCTCCTAACCATGAAGCAAGTTTCTGTAGCTTCATACTGTAATCTTTACACTGCTCTACGATATCTAGAACTTCTGCTCTACGCCGCAAATTCCAATGAAATATAAGCTTATTCCCTAACCCTTTGGGCCATATCGCTGATATGGAACCAGCACCTACTTTCCGTAGAAGAACTGATATCACTTCTGGGTCGGTGTTAGAAACACCAACGTAGGGGTAGAGAACAGGAGTTTGGCCATTGGTTCTGTAACTAGCATGTCCCTCTCCCTCTATCAAGGCTCCTATCCAGGCTCTTTCGACCTCTGTCATAGATAGAACACGACTAGACATACAGTTCTTAGGTTTTATAGACATAGCTCACCGCATCTCCATAATTATCCTTGGTCGATTGAGGATTGTTGAAGGATGCCTCATTTTGGTAAGGTTGTCAATGAGTAAAAAAAGTGCGTCCAAGTCGTCATCGTGCCCTGTGTTCGGGTAATGAGTCAATTGGTACTCACAATCAGGGAACCACTCCTCTCCAGAAGGGAAAAGTACGTGTCCACCGTGCAAAAACGGTGCAATTGCGTGGGCGCGGGTCATTTTCCCACCTTTGTAGGGCATTGCTTGGACTGGAAGCATCGAGTGGGCCATCAAAGTCTGTACAGCGGGAGTTCCAGAGGCCGCATCTTCGACCCAAATGGCAAATTCGTTCCATTTTTGGGCAGATTCAGCGATTTGGTCGAGCAAACCAGGAAGTCCCCAGCGTCCTTTGATGCGGTCAAGGATGTAAATACGTCCGTGCTTGTCCATCCCCCCAATATACCCAACTGTGAAATCGTTTTGTTCCTTCTCTTTGAACGCTGTATCCCACGAAGAGGCCACAAGTAGGTCAAGCTCATCCCTTATATACTTCGGAGGACGACTGTAGCTGTCCCAAGTGTGCAGTTTACGGATGATTTGGGCCTCTCCACCCTTGGTATCACCCATATATTGCATGGCAAACATGGCCGGAGATTGGTAACGCTTGTTAATCAGGAACTCAGCGGGATAAGCCTCCTCCCAATATGACTTGTCACCGCGCAAAAGTGCGGCAGTGTGCAAGACTTTTACTCCCTTTTGGCTCAATTTCCGACCGATAAAGTCGGCATCACTCCACCTAGTGCCAATTACTACTTCCCAAGCGTCTGAGGTGAGGCGCGTGGAGATTGCGTTGTCGTAGTTTTCCCAAACTTTGTCTAGGTTTGCCTTGGTTCCTGAGTTCTTTTGGTCGTGGGGGTCGTCAATGACCAATCCATTGAGTCTATATGCCACGACTGCCGAAGTAGTGCCACCAGCCCTAAGAGTTGGGTGTGGGTCAGCGAGGTCTGTTCTAGAGACTTGGAACTCACTGGTGCCCCATCTTCGCTTGTCAGGTCGGACTTCTGGGAAGGTAATGCGATAGGGGAGACTAGACTCGATGAGATTCCTAATGGCGTAACTACGACTCCAGCCAACGGAGTCCGCGTAGGAGAGAAGTCCGTAATGTCTGTCCGGTAGCCTACCAAGCATCCATGCAGTAAATCCCACACCGACAAGCTGGGTCTTTCCACTACCAGGGGGAGCGATGATGATAAGTTTCCGCCCATTTGGGTCATCTCCTATCTTTTGTAGTTCTTCAATCCACTGTTTTTGGTGCGCTGCGGGGTTGAATCCAAGTACAAAGCGGCAAAACTCGGCAAAATTCTGCCTAGCACGTTCCCCTCGCTTTATTAACTTTTCTGTTTTACTACTTCCCTCTATCAAGCAACTCCTGCAACTCTTCCTCTGGTTGCTTTAGAAGAGTAGATTCAACAGATTTAACCGCTCTAGTTGAACGCGTAGCGGTTTCCTCTGCTGATTTGCCGAGCACCTTGTCGATTGCCCATAGTGCGGCCTTTAATTGTGAGCTAACCACTCCTGGTTCGCCGCCTTGTTTCGCAATCTTCAAGACTATCTCGGTATTCTCAACTACGCTTTCGCGTAGCAAGGTGACGGCCTGACTTGTCAGGTCTACTCGAAGTTCGTCAATCCTTGCTGTAAAGTCCTCCTCCTTCATCCACCGACTGACAGTCTGTGGGTAAACTCCCATCTCACGGGCTACGTCTACCTGTTTCCATCCCTCAGCGATGAGGAGGGCTGCTTTCTCTTTTCGGGGGTCAAGCTTGGTTACGGCCATTTGTTATTATAAAGACCCCCTGCGCTCGTTCCTTGCTATTATACACCATTTGAAAGAGTTTGTCAAGATGTGAGGGAAAGTTATCAATTACATCTTCTCAACGAACTTCTTGTGCATAGTTGTATAACACTTACAACACTGTAGATGGTCATTGGAGTATTCACTGCAGTAACAGTGCTCACAGGCAAAAGGTCTATAATTAATGTAACAAGAGCACGGATACCTATTACAATAAGTACACAAGACAAAGGACGAATTGCTCCCGCTCATTGACTGCATCTTTCCCTCCTCCATAACATTACTCATCTTTGCCTACATTATAACATATCCGCGCACCTTTGTCAAGCCCCCACACTATTTTATATTTCTGCCTATTTATAACACCCCCTTTTGACCACCCTTTGCAGAAAATCCCGCTCTCGATTTAAGTACCTACCCCCCTATTAATTCTTGATACCATAGAAAGTTAAGGGTCTGGTTTCGCGGGCCGTGCCTTGTCCGATGGACATCCTATCCCTCGCGCCTGCCTGTGCACGTGCGGCGTACGATGGGCATACCCCCAGGGGGTATATGAAGTCGTATCTGAGGATGAGCTATTCTGAGATGCCCCTATCTGACGTGGGAGTATTTGGGTGCATTTGGGCTGTGATAGGAACGCGACGCAAGTTGACAAACGCCGAATGAACGGAGTACCCTCATCATAGTACATTCACATAGCGCCCACATATCAGGCGCACGGCGGACAAGCTGGCAGCAAAAGTCCCCCACCGTGACTTCCAGAGCCGCCGCAATACGAATCAATGCCCTAACCTGACTGTCGGGCAGAGAGTGAGCTCCCGATGGCCAAGCTATACCGCCTGACATTCAACGTATCGGGAAGCGGATACTTCCCCTTTGACATGCTTAGGTATGACGCATGCTTTCCCTGTACAAGCGAGGATTGCGTGGAGCTAACGCGCAAAGGCGAACGACGGATAGGGCTCGTTCGCGTCTTTCACGGCAACAAAGCCAATGCATCCTATCAGGTGACTCCTGGGAGGTGGCGGTCATTCGGCTGGCGTCTTAGTGACCTAAGCAATCCGCAAGAGATTTCCTGACTGACAATTCGCCCGACAGTCAAGCTAGGGCATTGATTCACAATCCAAACCGCTTTCACTAGCGGTTTAGAATGCTTCTGCGCGTTGTCGGGAAGGATACTCCCATGACAGTACCGAGCTATTGCATCGGTACAGCAGACCCTGAGCTATCGCCAGATGAGCGGGAATATCTAGTCTCTTATTTGAGCGATTGGCTGAGGCATGGGCATGACATTTACTGCGCAGACTGTTCGCAGTCTGTCCGAGATGTAGTGCTCACAGATGATGGGCAGTTTGTATGTCGCCCGTGTTACGGTGACAAGGAAGGGAAGTAGACTCCAATGACAACACGAGGCAAGGGTAAGACAACGGGGCTGGCGATACGTCTGTTTATCCTCAAGCTGATTGCGGTCAACGCAAAGCAAACGGGATTCAACGGCGTACACTGCAATTTCCCGCTTGTGTGGGCTGGCAATCTGTCATTCAACAAGCTGGTTAGTGCGGAGTTTGGCATCGATACCCAAGCTGTTCGGGCCGTGACCGATGCCATGACTGACACGGGCGAGATAGTCCGTCTACCCGCAAAAGGCGGCGTTCGGTTCTACCTACCGGACAAGGCCCCGGCTAGCTCGCCTGCGACAGTAAGCGCCAATGCCCTAACGGTGGCTACTAAGCTACTCCAGGCGAAGTAACGAACGCATAGTGAGTAGATAGCGCGTAGATAGCATCCTAGACCGCTAGGGACAGCCGTTCGGGTTCCCAGGTTTTAATACGGTGGCAGATTGCACATAGGACAGTGCATTTTGCCACCTCTTTTTTTAGTCTGTTGAGGGTGTAGCTACCCACCATCGCACTGACCGGAGCAAACTTAGTGGATGGGTCAATGTGGTCTAAGTCCAAAGCGTAGGCATGCTCGTTGTATCCACAATGTTGACACCCTAGAGACAATATGACATGGGACACATTGTACGCGCCAACAGACGGCGCGTTTTTTGTTGCCCATACCCCAACAGCGGCCCCATATCTGTTGACCGCACATGCGCGTGCTGGCGACCCTCTGACAGCCGAAACGCGCAAATCTCACGGCTCAAGGCTAGGGTAAGGGCTAAGGGTAAACTCGCCTGTCGGTATGCGTTATTTTGGTAGACAGTCGGCGAGAAACTGTGCAAAGCTGGGCAATTCTCTCTCCGACTAAGTGATAGGCCGTGCCTTAATAAGACTCCCGCGAATCACTGCTTCTAGCATAACATATTTAAGCAAGTTTGTCAAGCCCCAAGCACAGGCGTAAGGCATAAGGGTAGACTGTGGGTGCGTAAGGGGTTATTGAGAAAGGCAGGGGCGAAGTATCTATAGGCAAGCGATAGTCTGGGGTTGACATCGGGTGCGGTTGTGGTAAAATGATGGTGGCCGACTGGAGAGCGGTCACTAGAGAGAGGAGAAGAAATGAGAGACCAAGCTGGCAAGATTGTTGATTACAATATCCGATTTCAAGATGGGGCTATAGTCTTGGAGTTTGTACCTTACATAGACAAGACTAAGTATTACTATATTGGGATGTCAGATGATGATGTTGTAAGACTTATCTCAGACTTATCTAAGGCACTAGCAAGGAGGTGAGCACCTATCTCTGAGCCTATCTGGGGTTGACACGATTCTCGGAGTGTGCGATAATAGTCGTGGCCGCTCCGAATGGGGCGGCAAGGAGAGAAAAGGAGAGACAGCAATGGCAACAGAGCTAGAACTTCTCGAACACAAAGCACTAATGCGTAAGCTCGCAGGACAGAAGGCCGCACGTACACGAGCAAGGAGGGCAAAGAAGGTAGAGTATCCTAATCCCCTGAGCACGGCGATTGTTATTCATGGTAGGGAGTATATCCCTTATCGGAATTCGAGGAGTTAACATGATGATATGTGACGTATGCTTTACAGATTCTTGGGGCCAATGCATAGACAACCGCGCCGCTATCGCCGCCGTGAAAGAGATAGACCAACAGGAGTAAAGCATGAACGCACCTCAATGCATCTTTGGACATGGTGTTGCTGTTGTTACTTGGACTCTTTCAGAACCGCGTAACATAAAACAATACAAGGAGGATGTTTATCTCTGTAAGGACTGCTACAACGAAATAATCAGATTAGCAGGAACATTAGGATATGCGGATGCACCATTTATGTATATGGTACAAATGCATGATGCCCTTGTCTCTGCCCATTCTCTGTCTTGTGTAATCTGTCTATTTGAGGGAACGAGAAGTATCGAGGGCTTGTATTGGTGTGCGAAGCATTACCAAACTGCCGAAAAGGTAGCACAATCTACTGGGGAGACTTTTGACCTATTATCGGCTGTGCAAAGATTCCTGTGGAAACTGCAATTAGAGTGTGAGGAATGCAAGGAAGATACTAATAGGTGTCCAAATTGTGCGGAGTGTGAGTGTGAGGGGTGCGACCATTGGTGTTCAGACTGCAATGAGTTCGTGAGGGGGTTTTCGGTTTGCGGGGACTGTGGAGTTCGGAGTTGTTCTAGCTGCGCCTCTTGGTGTGGCGATTGTGGCACCTGTACTGATTGCTGCCACTCATGCAGACGTTGTGGTGAGTGT